TACCATGCAGAAACCTCTGCGTTAAGGATGAGATAAAGATCGTCGTAGGCCGTTATCTCTCTGTGGTCTCTTTCAACAGTAGGAACATCTGAAACGACCGTGTACGTCCCCAGCTCGAAAGGATTAAGAGTGTCTCCGTCGATGATTTCATTCACGTTGATGCGTTTTCCGATGAGACTCGAAACATTATTTGCTATCGTAATTCTAAACTCTGAAGCATTGCATGAGCCGAAGGCGAGGTTTTCTTCCATGCTTATCGACTCATGCAGCTCCATAGATTCCTCATAAATATCGTCATTGGTAAGCGAAACACCGTCGCCGGTGATGACTAAATCTATTTTCTTTGTGTAAAACTGTTCTCTGTGGATGTAATCAATCATCGCTCCCTAACCTCTACAGGAAATTCTTTAAATCTTAATTGCATCGAGGATTCCTGAATTAAAACAGGCTCAAAGTTAATAAAAAGGTTAACGTTTTCCACGGTCTTCGTGTTATTGCAGTATATCGAGCAAGGGTAATACTCTTCCGCCTGCTTTTCTGCTGCTAAAGTCGTTAAAAACGAAGTGTAGGAAGCTTCGTCTCTGAATTTCAGATTGAAGCTTCCTGCCACTCTTGTCCTGACCTTTTTTCTATGTTCTACTCTGTTGGCATCCTTCCAGACGTCAAACTCATCATTCTTTTTGACGTTGTAAGTTTCGTCATTGAGAATGCTTGCCGTGTAATCTGTGTTGCCGACCTTGAATAAAATAAGCATTATGCTACCTCATAAGTGGATTTTTGCCGGTTAACATCTGGGTCTTGACATTTTCCTTTTGAACCACGCGGAAGAGGTTCCTTGCATCGCCCTGAAGGATGACATCGACCTGTGTCGGCTGTGCCTGAAGGAGTGATGAGTTAATAGAATCGAGTCTACTTGTCACGCCGGAATCGTTGTAATTTACATTGACCGGTGTCACAGGGACAAGCTTCTGCGCCAGCATGTTAAGAGGGTTCTGCAGCTCTCTCGCGCCTTCTTTTAAGCCCTTACTCATTAAGTCAATGAAGTCAGGCATGAAGGTGTGTGCATTCGACAGAGGTCCTTCTTTCGGTTCTGAGAAGCCTAAGAAGTCTTTAACCGTCTGGGCTAAGTTCTTGACGGTGTCCTTGAACTTATCAAACTTTTCTTTGATACCTCCGACAAAATTGTCGATGATGTCCTTGCCCCAGGTCTTCGCTCCGTCTACGATCTCCTTGAATTTATTCGTAAAGTTTTCTTTTATTTCTTTCAGCTTGTTGCTGGCGATTTCTTTAAGATTGCCAAAGCCCGAAGAGAATCCTTCTTTCAAGTTTCCCCAGACATTACCAAACGCGGTCTTGATGTTCTCCCCGGCTGTTGAAAATGCATTCTCCAGACCTTCGAGCTTCTCTGCAGCTCCTTCTTTGATGTTGGTGAGTGCATTGGATACGTTCTCTTTAATGCCGGCCCACTTCTCGGAAGCGCCCTGCTTAAGGTTCTCCCATGCTCCGGAGATTGTCTCTTTAATCTGACCGAATTTTTCTCCGATGGAGCTTGCCAAATCACTTGCCCAGCCTTTGATTTTGTCCCAGTTCTTATATATTGCCACTCCGGCTGCAGCAAGTCCGGCCACGCCTGCGACAATTATTCCGACAGGACCGCTTAAAAGAGCTAAAGCAGGACCGATTGCTCCAATTGCCGTGGCAATGCCTGAGATAATTGAAGCTATAGGGCTTATCGCGGCCACAATAGCCGAAACTGTTGCGATTATCGTTATTGTTTCCGGGGAAAGCTTAGCGATGAAGCCTGCGACTTTCTCGACTACCTGTCCGACCTTTTCGATTGCCGGTGCCATCGCTTTAAGTGCTGATATAGCCGCTTTACCAAAAGAGCCTGATAATGTGGCTTTTAACTCGTCCAGAATATCGTTTAACTCGTTCGCCTGGTCAAGTTCTTCCTGTGAGATGATTATTCCTTTGTCTTCAGCTGCCTGCCCTAATTCTCTAAGGGCACGTCCGCCATCGTCGAGGATCCCTGCGAGGGAATCGGCTCCGGTACCGAAGAGCTTCATTGCGAGCGTGTCTCTCTCAAGTTCTCCGTCTACCTTGCCGAGAGCTTCTACCGTATCGAAGAAGATGTCTTCGATGTTTCGGAAGCTGCCGTCTGCGTTCCTTGTCGCTACTCCAATCTGTTCCCACGCTTCAGCCACATCCGTAGACTCTGAAGCGATGTTCTTCTTTAACTTCTTTAACGACTTGGTGATGTCTTCCTGTGAGACATCGATAAGGTCTGCCGCATAAGCAAACTTCTGAAGCGTATCTGTCGCAATGCCCGTCTGCTTTGACAAGGTGTTTAAGTCGTCAGCGTTTGCAGCGGCTTTAACTCCCATCGCGCCGATGGCTCCCAGAACGCCTGCAGCTCCGGTTGATAATCCTTTGGTAGAGTCGGCTACCTTCTTGGCGCCCTCTCCGACCTTTTTAGCCGTATCTGCGATTTTGGCAAGCTCGGCATTTGAATTCTTTGCCTGCGACTGCAGCTGTTTAAGGGAGCTTTCCGTCGCTACGATCTCGCGCTGTAAAGCCTGATACTCCGCGCTCGTCTTGTCGACTCCTGCGTTATCCATTGACTTCATAGCGTCTTTTAACGCTTCGAGCTTGGTGGAGGTATCAGAAACGGCTGTAGTTAACAGCTGTTGCTTCTGGCGAAGCAGGTCCATGTTTCCGGGATCCATTTTAAGAAGTTTTTCGACATCCCTTAACTGGCTCTGCGTATCCTTTATTTCTTTGTTTACGCTTTCAAGAGACTTCGACAAGTTCGTAGTGTTGCCGTTAATCTCTATAGTTATGCCTTTAATTCTATCAGCCATTCCGTCTCCTAAAACTTATCAAAGTCTGCCTGAGAGGCGACTTGTGCATATTCGTAATTGTCATTACCGGATTCGATGAACATGTCGAACACGAATCCTTCGTCCAGCTCTTCAAGTTCTGAAAGAGTCAGGCCCATTTCTTTAATCCGAAGGAAGTAAAGAGCTGTGTTTACTTCGCGTTCGGTCGGCCTGGCGCTTTTTTTGGCGTTGATTTCTTCTGTGAGTTGGCCATATATACTTCGATAATCTTTGCCGCGTTCTTGGCAAAGCCCATGCCGCTCTCAAAGGTCTCAATCCACGGAATGAAATCATCCTGTGATATAAGGACCGGCTCCTTTTTCTTGAAAGCCTCTGCCTGTTTATGCATGATAAAGGCTAAGCGCATTGCAAATTCTATCAATTCGCCGCCTTCTGAAGTGTCTATTTGGGTTATTTCTACAAAAAGGTCTCTCTTAAAGACCTGGTTATAACGGATAGCGGTCGCGCCGTTAGCCAACAAGCTAACGGCCTGACCGTCAATCTTTATTTCTTTGTACATGCCTTTGTCCTCGTCATGAAAAAATTAAGATGCTAAGTTAACGGTTACGGTTCTTGTGGTAGTTCCGTCCGAAACACTAAGGGATGCTCCCTCGGTTGCGTCATCGTCAACGGTTACGACTACCTTGCTGCCGGATACGGTGCACGTAACGTCTGTGTTATCAGATGTTGCTGTGATTGTTCCAGCTGCGCCGGAAGTCTCGAGAATTCCGACTTCGCCTGCGGCGATGTTAATCTCATTAGGGAATACTGCGAAAGCCTGTCCCACAGGCTGATATACGGACTCAAAGAATGTCGAATATCCGGTATCTCCCTGAAGGATTCTTGATTTAGCTACAGGACGGTCGAGGGCTGCGCTTTTAACGGCACCCACGGAAATGCTCAGCTCTTCGGGCTGAGGTTCAACGGTTTCTTCTCCGGTCTGTCCTGAGATGGACGGACGTGAAGCAGTTGCGTTATAAATAACGTGTCTTGTGCTCTTCTCGTCGCCTTCAAACTGGAACATTAATGCGAAAGGAGAAATCTTTGCGTCAGTTACTTCAACAAGAGCGCCGTTCTGATCTTCAATATCGCCCATGATTTCTTTGCGGAATTCATCGGTAATAAGTGCGATTGTAAGGCTACCGGTGTAACCAGCATTTGAGTCTGTTGAGTAATATGCGATATTGTCAGCGAAGAATCTGTATAATTCGCCGGAAGGATCAAGCGAGAGGGAAACTGCACCGGGAAGTCTGTGGATAGTTCCGTAGGTAGCGGTACCGTCTGCGTTAATCGTTGCTTTCGCATAATGTACGTTTGTAAGGCCGAATTTAACTTTATTAGCCATGAATTAAGCCTCCACTTCATAAGTGATTTGATACATCCGCTGGTCTTCCAACCACTCAGGGTAACGTTCCCAGCGAATGCCGTGTTCGTTTAACTTTGTTTCTATTGCTGCCTCAATCTCGGGGTCTCTGGATTCGATACAGAGGTCCACGTCAAAGCTTGATATAACCATGTAAACTTGATTGTCCGCTTTGAAGTTATTGGTCTCTGTCTCTTCAAAGATAATAAAAGGCAAGGACGGAGCAGGCTGTTCGGGAGTGTCCCTGAATGCTCTGTAGGCTACTCTTCCCCTAAAGCCCTGTATTGAATTTAAGATTTCGTATAATTCCACGCTTGTCATTGTCTCTTAATTCCTTCCTTGATTTTGGTAATTAGTTCTTTTTCTGCTTTAGCTTGTGCCGGTCTGATATGAGGCTGTCCGGGAACCGTTCCACCGGACCTTGTGCGATGTCCGTTCTCTAACAGGTGCGTCAGCTGATACTCCTTGTTGTAGACGATTCTGCCTCTTACGGCTCCGGCTTTCTTGATTGAGGTTTCTTTGATTTTCCAGCCTCTGGAATATTTGCCGCTTCGCCTCTTCCCGGAGCTTCTCGGGGACGTCCTCTTGAGTTCTTTTACAAGGTCCTCAGCGGTTTCCTCAAT